AATATAAATTGGTGGCTCAGGAGCCCATTTTGATTCAGAGCTTGACAGCATTCCTGGAGGTTCTGGCCAAGAAATTTCAATAGCATCTTTGACATTTGTCAAATCAATATCTGTCATATCTCTTAAAGCTGCTCGGTATGCTCGCCATGATGCTTTTTCCTCATCAGATAACGGACTGTCATTGACCTGAGTCCAATCACTCATCATTAATCTATAGCTTCTTGCTGGAATAACCCAACGTCTCATTTTTTCATGGGCTGACAGTTCCTGTACAAGCCATTTTTGCTCAATAGTTCCGTCTGGATTCTTAACAATATTTGTTCGAACTATATTTAAAACTTCATGTTGAGGCATTAGTCCTGGTCCAGGATCCTCGCCGTTGACTAGTTCTGCAAATCCGTGTTCTCTTAATGATTCTGGTGTAATTGGTCCAATAAATTCAAAATAGTGCTGTATGTTAGTTTCTGTTATTGGAAAATCTACAGGATCCCCGTTTTCATCAATTTTAATATATAATGTCATTCTATGTTTGTCCTTTTAGATTAGATTAACTTGAAGCATTAGGGTAGCTTCTGCCTGAACCCCAAATAATTCTAACCGCTCCTGTTCCGCCCCAACCACCGCCGTGCGATGAGCCGCCGCCGCCGCCAGCGCCACCGTAGCAACCACCTTGGCCGTATCCGTTACCAATACCGTTACTATATGGTTCTCCGTGTCCACCGTTTTGGCCTCCAGATCCTCCGCATCCTGAAATTCCGTTTGATCCGCCTGCGCCGTTTGTTCCTTGGGTAATAATTCCAACGCCACCACCACCACCGTTACCGTAAGTTGAACTATGATGTTGGCAAGCTGAACCGCCGCCGCCGCCATAACCACAATTACAATATGTATATGTATTGTTACAGCAATAACCAGCTGCTCCACCGCCACCGCCATTTGTGCTAGACCATGCAACATTACCGTAACTAGCACAGTAACCTGTGTTTGATCCACCCATGTATGCGCAACCTGCGCCGCATCCACAGCATCCGCCGTAGGCAATCATAAATGTACTATCACCGCAGAACACACTACATCCGCCAGGATTCGCGTTCCAACAACCTCCATTTCCTACGTTTACAAAATAGCCAGAACCTGGAGTTACAGGTATACCGTTAGCCCAAATTAATGCACCTCCAGCGCCGCCGCATGTAGCCCAAACAAAACATCCGCCGCCGCCTCCACCTACAACAATTGCAGACACACTGGTTACACCTGCTGGTGCTGTCCAAGTGTAGTAGTTTTGTTCGCCGTTTGAGTTGCTGTTACCACCAAAACTTCCGTGGCCGCCGCGTCCAGTATACAATGCCGTTCCGGACGGAATTGTAGTTGTAATTGTCCAAGAAAATGCTTGAGGAGTTGTATAAGGACCGTCTGTTGCGGTAATTGTAAAGTTATATGTTTGAGAACCAGCTGATTGACTACAGTTACCACTGATAACACCAGTAGTTCCATTTAAGCTGAGTCCTGGGGGTAAACTTCCACTTGTAAGTGAGTAAGTAATTGTTCCAGTACCTGCGGTAGCTGTAACTGTTGTACTAAACGAACTGTTAACCAATCCTGAAGCACTACCGATACTGGTCGTACTCCATACTGGAATTTGATTTAGCAGCGATACATAAAAAGTATATATGGCACGCTGTGTGCCAACTGTGTCAGTAATAGTAACGTCAACAGTGTATGATGCATTTACAGCATTAGCCATTGTACCAGTTAGTACACCAGAGCTGTTTAGTGATAATCCCGATAGTAATGTAGTACCACTGGTAATTGCATAACTTAAACTAGAACCGTTTGTAGATGATGCAGCTAGTGATTTTGATACGTTTGTATTGCTTTTGTTATATGTACCAAGAGTCAATGATGATGTTGGTACGCTAATAAAAGGACTTGACCACGCAACTGCATTACCTGCGCCTGCTTGGGCTAGGAATCCACCAGATGTTGCTAATCTTGCTGGTAAATTTTCCCATTCTAAATAGTAATTTGTACCATCGGATACAATTTGTATTGTTTGACCTGCAGCAATGCTTTGTACAGTTACTTGACTTCCGCCAGTACCTGCAAATACCCCGGTAGGAGTTGTTACAGACATTGTGTAAGTAGAATCATTCCAGTATGCAACTGATACTTTTGGAAAAGCACTAGGCGCTGGCAATGTAACATTATAACCTGCACTAGTTGCTGTAAGTTGTGTTAGTTGTCCGCTACTAAAGTATGTTTCTGTAAATGCTGTTGTGGCAGTCTTCGTTACTGACGAACCGCCTCCAGGATTTCCGCCCAGTGTATTGACTCTTCTTCCCATTTAATATCTCCAATATTTCAAGTTTATTTATCTGTAAAGTTAGCAGATAATTAAGTTGTTGATGTTTCTATACCCGTAACAACTACAGTACAACCAGTTGAACTTGCTCTACACAATACAATCTTTCCAGCATCCATTACAATACCAGTTCTTTCAAGAACACCGTTTGGTAGTAGCTGTGTTTCGTATTCTAGATATTCTGTAGCCAACGCAGTACTACTAGCAGAAATTGATAATCTAATAGTAATAGTTGTTGTATTTCTGTTGCAAAATGATACATTCACAACGCTAAATGTATTGATCGGAACCGTATACGCTACTGTGTCAGTATTCGCATTGGTCATGTCAATAGCGCCTAATCTTCCTGATGCCATAATAAATTCTCCGTTATCTTAATAAAAAGTTGAATGCTAAAGGCATTCCATCGATTCCACCGGTAAAATTCATTTTACTCGGTACATTGATGTAAACGCCTGTTGTGGTTGTTATCGTGTTACCAGATACATAAATCACACCTGCCGTTAAGGTATTTACATTCAAATTACTTCCGCCGCCACCAATTTGGCTGCTTATATATGCTTTAATTGCCTTTTGAGTTGGCACAACATTGTCTGAATTAGCCGTAAAATACGGATCTGACGAGAATGAAGTAATTGTAGCATTGTATCCGCCTAATGAGGTTGTACCTAATGTCAGCGATGTTAATCCTGCTAGTGAGAATGCACTAGCATTTAAAGTAGCAGAACCTGTACTTTGTACAACATTAAACAAATTACCTACGTTAAAGTTACCGTCTTGGTCAGTACTTGTAAAGAACACACGACCGCCGCCGTTGGCAATTGTTTGTTTTGTTGAATCTGCAGCTATTAGTGGAGTTCCTGGATAATTAGTATTAGAGAAATTTCCAGTTCCAATATTTAAGAAATCATGTCCTGTTAATCGCACTTGACTATACTTAATTCTCATCGTAGTAGTAGTATTGTGTGCAGGAGCATTGGCTACTGTTAACGCAGGATTAATATTGAAGAATGCATTATTAGGAGTAAGTCCGCTGCCGCTTGATGTTACATTTGATACTGATACAAGTTTATAAACTGTACTATTACCAGAGAATACAACGTTTGCTCCTGATATTGGAGTAATGTATAATCCTGAAATATTAACATAAGCACCTGTTTGGAACGAATCGCCGTATCCATTACCAGTTACAGTAGCACTTGCACTTACATATAACGATCCTCTACTCGAGAATGTTGGATTAGCAAGAGCGCCAACGCCAGTTCTGACTGTCCAAGTAGCTGCAATTGTTGCATTAGGATCAGTTATAGTCATTACAGGAGTAGTTGCATAACCACTTCCTGGCTCAATAATTCTAACTGAAGAAATACTACCAGCTGATGCAACTGCTCTAGCTTGTGTTGTTGCTCCTGCTACTATAGAGTTTGCTGTAGTTGTTCCTGAAGTTATAGCTACCCATAATGGAGTACTAGTTGGATTTCCAAACGCAATTCCTTGCCAGTTTGTTCCAGTTAACAATGTTCTAGATGTCCAATTGATGCCGTCTTCAGAAGTAGCAACAGTTGTAGAATTAGATGCAACTGCAAAGAACAAGCCTTGTCCGTAACGAACCTTTGTCCACTGTAAAGTTGCAGGTAAACCTGCTGGGCTAGCTACCCATGTAATTCCATCTAAAGAATATGCTGATGCGTTACTTCCTGTTGCTATTGCAACAAAAATTCCTCTTCCAAATGCAACAGAACTCCAATATGCTGTAGTTGGCAAGGTTGCTGTAGTCCAAGTTGTACCAGTTGTGTTATATGCCGCTTGAGTTCCACCTGCCGCAATTGCTACATATGTTCCATTACCATATGCTACTCCAGACCAAGATGTGCTAGCTGGTAAAGCACCAGTTGCTGCCCAAGATGCACCGTTTGATGAATATGCGGCTGCTGTTGAACCCGATGCCACGGCCATAAAAACTCCACTACCATAACATATTGCACTCCATGAACCTGATTGTAATACACCTCCTAGTGTCCAAGATGTACCAGTAGATGTTGTAGTTGACGCAGTGCCGGCACCAATTGCCACAAATACACCAGCACCGTATGCTATTGAAGTCCAAACACCTGATGCGGATAATGCGCCGCCGGCTGTCCAGGATGTACCATTAGTACTATATTGATTTGCAGTTCCACTATTGGCTATTGCAATATATCGACCGCCACTACCAGTGCCCGTAAATGTAAAGTTTGTAATTGATCCGCCAACTCCAATGTTAGTTACAGTAATTATTATGTTATTGGACGTAGTGCCTCCAAGATTAGTTCCTGCTATAGATACTGTATCTCCAATCACATAACCACCACCAGATGCGCTTTGAGTAACTGCATAAGCTACTCCAGTTTTAACTACATTAAATGTAGCCAATGTTCCTGCACCTGCACTTGTGCTGCTTATGTTAGAATATGTAACAATGTCGTCACCATATACACAATCTATCCATGTTCCTGACACTTGAGTGGCTGTGGACGGTGTAAATGCTGGACTAGTAAATGTTAGTCGAGGTTCAATAATGTATTGTGTAGTAACATCTAAGTTAGCTACAATAGCAGTTCCTAGCACAACATGATCCCAGCCAGCTGCATACACTGATACCGGTGACGGTGATGAGCTAGTAATTATTATTGCACTTGTAGCTACACTACTAGTACCAACACTGAATAGATTACTGTTAGGAACTACAGCCATTGCATAATATAAAGTAGCAGGTGCTAAGTTTGTACCTACAGTGGCACTTACATACATTGGCATGCCATTATAAACACTAGCATTACTACTAACTGTTAATGTATTTTGTGTAGCAGAAATAGCTGCACTAGTACGTGTTTGACTTACACTGACACTATAACTTAAACTTGTTGTTGGTGTTCCAGTTGCGGTTTGATTAATACCGTATGTTCCTAATCCGCCAGCTGTGTAAACACTTGTTGACCCGCTTACATTACCAACTAATGTGTTACTAATAGTAATTACACCTGTAAGATAGTTAACCGCAGTTACATATGTGTTAGCAAGCATACCACTAATTGGTGCAATAAATTGTCCAATTAATACACTATTAATAGAACCAACAGTAAACAAAGTCAATGTTATTGAAGTAGTTCCGCTGGTTCCAGTGAATGTAGCTGTTGCAAGAGCCGTGGCTCCTGTTGCGCTAATTTGCGCCACAATATAAGTTCCGGCTGTTATAGCTCCACCAAGTAGTAAAGCATAAGGAGTTATACCAGTACTTGTTGCACCAGCTGATAACAATATACTGGAAACGTTAGTTACGGTACCGGCTGTTGGAGTAGTACCTCCAAAAACTGCATATGTTATACTAGTAGCACTAACAATACTTGTAACTAATACACTAGTTGGACTTCCGCCGTATAGTGTTCCAGTACCAGTTGTTGCTATTATTGGCATACCAACATAAAATCCAGTTGTTGAACTCATGTTAGTAATAGTGGCTGACCAAGGGCCAGTTCCTGTAATTGAGCCAATTGTTCCAGTAGTACTACCAATAACACTTGCAAGACTTGCTGAGCCAATTGTTCCACTATTAGTACTAGTAATATATGTTCCAGCTGTAATAGTTCCAGCACTAGTTAAAATCATACCAGGAGTAAATGATCCAGTAAGTGTTCCAGTAGCTGTCATATAGCCACCGCCTGCTCCAGTCGTATTAGGATTAATGATTGCGGCGGTATTGCTTGCACTAGCATTTGTTGTCACAGTAATAGTTAAAGGTGCAAAACTTTCTTTAGCCATTAATGCAATTTTACTTCCTGAATTAAAATCAGCAACAAAACCTGTTTGTCCTACACCTGCACCACCAATTAGATTTAATCGCATACCTTTGTATGCATTAGTAATTACAGTATCAGTTGCCGCAATTGTTATTTGGTATGTATTACCAGTCTGTCCTGTATTTGTAATGGTAACATAACTAGATCCGTTTGTTAATAAACGAACTTCATAAGCAGCATTATCTCTAAATTCATTTGCAACAGCACTTACTCCATATCCAGTTGAACTATTAAACGAATATGTTGCTGTATTGTAAGCAGAACCTGCATTAGAATATTCTAAACGGTAAATTTTATTTGAATTATCTGTATATACGTTGGCAATCTGTGCTTGAAATGCTCTATTGTTCACGTTTGCAATAATCGGAGTTTCTGAAGCATCGTAACCTTCTGCTACTACACCAAATGTTCCATAAGAACTATTTCCGTTAGTAGCACGAATTTTACCACCAGCTTCTGCTAGATATCCTGCTGTGTTATAGTATGCAAACACTGAAACTAATTCAGTTAAGGCATTAGATCCAGTACACCAGCAACCAATACCATCACTTAATACCTGTGTGAAATCGTTGGCAACTATACTTCTGTTTCCGCCGTTGTGTAATGTTCCGTCAATTTTTAATCCAACACATGCAGTACCAAATGTAGTAACGTTTTGTACATAAGGCGATTTTCTAAAAATCCACACTGAAGAATCTGCTGGCCCGGTGCCTGGATCTAAACTTACATAAGCACCTGCTGTTGGTCTGTACGATCCAAATGCATTTGCAGATGTTAACGTTCCTGTTAAACCAGATAAAGTCATATTTCTGATGCCGGCGCCATTTCGTACATAGAACATGTTAGCTGTATTATAATTTGCAACTAATGATGTACTACTAATTGACCAACCATTAATATTATTAACAGTATATGTTCCTGTTCCGCCAGCATAGAAGAAATAAACTGTAGTACTAACGCCTGAAGTTAATTCGTTGCTTAATTTTATTGTTGTGCCATTGATAGAAGTTACATATGTATTTGCTGGAATACCGCTGATAACAGCACCGTTACCCGATACAAACATACCAACAGCAATACCAGTATTGCTGGTTACGGTTAAGTTAAAACTTCCGCTTGAACCTGTTGACGCTGTATTAGCTGCCGCTGTACCGCTTGCACCAGTTAGTTGTGCTGTTATTTGTAATGGTGCTGTAATTGTTGCAGAACCGCTTACAAACATTCCGCTTATAATATTACCAGTTGCTGTAAAAGTAGTACCAGTAATAGTAGCTGCTGGAGTTAAAGTTATATATGTTCCGGCAAGAGCATTTGCATAACTACTTGAGAGTGTTAAAGTCGTAGCAGTTAAAACAGCTCCTACAAAATATGTGCCAGCTGATACACCGCCACCGCCGGTACCAGTAACAACAAATTTGTTACCAGTCTGCAAACCAGTTGTACTAGCAACTGTAAGTACACCGCCGCTACCGGTTGATCCGTAAATACCAACTGCTGCAGCCGTAATATTTTGACTTGATAAAATTGATGTGATTGCTGATGCTGTAAGGGTATTACCGCTCACAGAACCAGTAAATCCAGCTGAAGTAATTAACGGTTCAACAACAACACCGCGTAATTCATCACCGACTAGTGCTGTATTTTCAGCTACGCTGATAGGAAGTACTTCTTGGTATGTTCCATTTTTAATATTAATTGTGCTAGTAACACCTTGGTTTGCAGGAGGAATACTTGCTGTACTTTGAGCTGTTAATGCTGTTGTAATTATTCCAAATAATGTAGTAATAGCGGAACTTGAACCAGTTTCAGCTGTATAGTTAGTATCAATTGCCTGACTAATAGCAGAACCTGCAATATTTCCACCGCTAGTATATTGTGCTGTATTTGTACTTGAAACAGTTACACTAGTTGCTGATAATGCTACTACTGTATATGTTGTATTATAGCTAGTAGGGACAACTGAAGTAACTGTTATAGTTTCACCTATAACAAATGGTGAACGAGTTTGCGATGCAAAACTAAATGTTACTTGGTTATTCAAACTAGTAATACCAGTAATTGCTAGTGTTGTTAATGCCGCAGATCCACCTGTTGTATTTTGATATACCGACGAAGGCGCACTGTTAGCTATAATATTTTGTGAAATTGTAGCAAGACGACCTAACGATGCAATAATAAATGGCATTGCGTTTGTTGTTGCTGTATTATAGAATAAATTAGATCCTTGTTGGAAATAAGAATATGCCGCAGCTACTGTTTGACTATTGCCGCCACGTGCCAAGTCGTATATGATTGCATCTATAACATATCCTGCATCACGCTGAGTCTTATACGGATCGTAAACTGACGAACCGCTAAATGGTGTGTTATTATTGGCTGCTTGATATGTCATCCAATTATACATTTCAGCTACTAAGAAATTTTTGTTTTTTGTTAGTAGTGTTGTAGTATTTGTAAATGCTGTTCCAGCTAATACTTGGGCACAAGCATATGCAATAGTTTTCCATGGGCGGTCTAATGTATTTCCATATGAAGGCAACGGTGCATCTACACCATTAGTTGCAGACACATAGAACACATTACTAACGACACCAAAATAATTCCAAGCAGGGATACCTGAAGGAGTTACTCCAAGTATTTGTCCTGATGATCCAATTGGCAATCTTGTTGGTCCTGACGGGCCTTGATATATCATATCGCCCTGTGTGGTCATAACACTTGTAATTGCACCAGCTGCTAGTAAATTCCAATATGCTCCAACTGTGTCACTTGCTGGTGAATTTCCGCTAGATGCGGTGTGTGCCTGTACACAAATAAAACTACTATTACCATATGTAATAGCATCGCCTAGTACATACACTGTACCAGTTGCCCAAGTTGTTGAGTAACCAGTATTAGTTACAGCGCCAATTACACCGCTTGTTTGTGATGATACTGTTACAATAATATCGTTTGCTGGACTAATTCCGCCAACACTTGTTCCTAAAATTTTAATAGTATCATTGGTAGCATAGCCTGTACCACCTGCATTCTTTACAACAAGATAATAAGTGTTGCTTATAGTAACATTAAATGTAGCGTTTTGTCCGGTACCTACAACATTGGTTCCTGTAACTCCTGTGAATGTTTGAGAGCTTGGATTCCAATAAATTCCACTGTTGAGTCTAGACCAGTATGTTGCATTACTTGTACCTTGTCCAGATGTTGCGTTAGGTGCATCAAGTAATGCTGTATAAGTATAACCGTTTTGACGTACTACATCACCCACTTTATAACTTTGAGTTCCGTCAAATAATGCATCACCTCTGAAATTAAATCCAGTAGTAAACAACTGCCAATTTCCGCCTGATGCGAGTACATCGCTTTCAGGATTTACACTGGTGTTTAGTTTTTGCGCTATAAAAGCATAGCCGCCGTATGTAACTAAATCACCAATTTGATAAACTACTCCAGTAGTCCAACTATTATAAAATTGCAAGCCGGCAATAAAAATTGCCCAAGAATTTGAATCAAATGCTGTTTGAGAAGTATGATATGCTGTACAAATATAAACATCCGCACCGTATTTTACAACGTCATTAACTTTATAACGAACAGAACTAGGACTCCATGTTCCTAAATAATTAATACCCTTGTTAAAGTAGTCCCATTTGCCTTGATCAGCTTCTAAGCCTGATGCTGCAGATGATGCACTGGTATGTCCAAGATTACATATGTAAGTTTGGCCGCCGTAAAGCACAACATCATTGATACGATATCTAGTAGACGTAGTCCATCCAGCAGATATCCAATTAAGACCTTTAGTATAAACATCCCAATAGCTTGATTGATCTTCAAGACCTAATGTTGTTGTTGCAGAACTAGTATGCCCTGTATTACAATAGTATGATATACCGTTATATTTTACAACATCTCCAATTTTGTATCTAGTTGATGTATTCCATCCAGCAGATACCCAATTAAAACCAGTTGCGTACAAGTTCCATTTTCCAATATCTGCTTCTAAACCGGTTGTAGTTTCAGCGCCAGCTGTGCCTGTGCCAAGGCTTGAACTACTAGTATGCCCTGTTGTACAAATATATAATCTTCCGCCATATGCTACAAGATCATTAACTTTATAATAGGTACTAACGGCCCAATTGTTCATCCAAGTAGAGCCATCTGACACTTGTTGCCAGTAAGAATTTACAGTTAAATCTGTATAAAAATTAGCGTTAGGCGTGTGACCAGTGACACACATATATGTTTTGCCGCCGTATCGAACGATATCGTCTTTAACATAAGTTGCTGTGGCACTAGACCATGCACCTTGCCATATAAAACGTAATCTTCCTAATTTAAATTCTGCCATTGTAAGCTCCAAAAACTATCAAGTTATTATATTTATTTAAAATTATCATTATGTAAAATCAAATCCTGATTTTAAAAACATTGTCATTGCAGGCATATTTCCGTTAATGCCTTTTGTTATTAATACTTTTTTAGCCATTTTTACCGATCCACCGGTTGTATTGTAAATTCGTTGATTTCCAATTGCGGTAACACCTGCTGTTAATAATGCGGTAAATGCATTTGATCCACCGTTGGCAATATTTCTGGACAGATATGCCTTAATTGCTTTTTGGGTTGGAACAACTACATCAGAGTTTTGTAAGAAATATGAGTCAGTTGAAAAAGAATTTACCGTTATATTTGGAGATCCTAACAAGGTTAAACTTGTAATACCTCCAATATTAACAACACTTGCTGCAAGTGTAACTATGCCCGATGCTTGCTGTACACCAAACAATCCACCTACATTGAAGTTACCGTCTTGGTTTGTACTTGTATAAAATACTCGTCCGGTATTATTTTCAACAGTTTGGAATGTTTCATTTGCCGTAGTAGTATCAACATTGGGGTAATTTGTACTACTAAAGTTTCCAGTTCCAATAAGCAAAAAGTCATGCCCAGTTAATCGAACTTGGCTATATTGCTGTCGTATAGTTACACCTTGGCCGTGTACAGGGCTTATGCTTCTATCAATATCTGGAGTTATTTGTAAAGTGGCAACACCGTTGACCAACGATGTATAGTTCAAAACTATTTTATAAACTGTAGATATTCCGGTAATCACCAAGTTAGATCCGATAGCAGGCAATGCTGTTAAGTTATTCAAAGTAAGATAACTAGATATTTGATAACTATCCGCAAAGCCGTCTCCAGTTAATGTACATTTCGTAGTTGATGTTTGATATCCGTTGCCTCTGTTAGTAAACGATGGATTACCAAGTACTCCTGTAGCTGTTCTACATAAAGTAGTTGCCGCTGTTCCACTACTTAAGGCTATATTTGGATCAGTTATAGTTGCTGTAGGAGTTGAACTATAGCCTGAACCTGGTTCCCACATTCTAATAGAACTAATTTTTCCAGATGCTACTACAGTTCTTCCACGAGCTGTTGCCCCTGCTGTAATTATTGATGTTAAACTAGTACTTTGTCCTGCTCCGCCGGTAATAGCTATCCATCTTGGAGTTATTACGCCATTGATTGTCGGATTGCCAAACGCAATTCCTACCCAGTTTGATACTTGAGGTAATAACCGAGTGATCCAATTTAAACCGTCTTGACTGGTTGCTCCAATTGTTGAAGATAATGCTACAGCAAAAAATAAACCTTGAGCATACGAAACTTTGGACCAGTTTTGTGTACTAGGTAGTCCGTTACTAGCAATCCAAGTAATACCATCAAAAGAATATGCAGATACTGTTCCTCCACTGGCAATTGCTACAAATCTTCCGTTACCGTAAGAAACACTAGTCCAAACAGCTGATACTGGCATAGTTGTCAGCGTCCACGTTCCGCCATCGTTAGTACTGTAGGCGGCTGTTGTAGTTGATATAGACTGTCCAGCTACCGCAACCCATGTAGCTGGTCCAGATCCGTAAACTACTCCGCACCAATTAGTGGTACTAGGTAAACTACCATTTTGTACCCAAACAGTTCCTGTTGTGCTGAACGCTGTATAAGTTGCGCCTATAGCTATAAATTTATTATTACCAAAAGCAACTGATGACCATAAATCTGATATCGGTAGTGTAGATTGTATCCATACTCCTGGAGTTGTTGAATACGCAACAGTAGTTGCACCTGCGGCAACAGTTATAAAATAAGTTATTCCGCTAATTTTTCCTGCTGCTAAAGAAGTATATACTGCAGCATTAATAAATGTACTAGTCCACGATGTTCCGTTGGTAGAATATAAGGAATTACCAGATTGATCTACTGAAACATAATATCCGTTACTATAAACAATCGAACTCCACGATGATGCTATTGGCAAAATACCTGCTGTAGAAGTATATGCAGGGTCGCTAAAAACTACTCTAGCTTCAATTGAATAAACTGTTGTTGAATCTAATGTAGAAGCAACAGGAGTTCCTGGTAGAATATTATCCCATCCTGCTAAACTGGTAGAATCTGCGTATATTGTTGCTGTTTTTGTGCTCGTATTATATGATTGGATATATCCGTATTGTCCTACGCCAGTTCCGCTAGTAATGAAAACACGCATACCTAAATAATTAGCTGGCAAATTTTGATCGTTACTTGCAAATAAAATTGTAGAACTTGTTCCACCTTGTGCATTATTACCTGCTGTTATATAACCGTTTCCGCCCGCAGCTATAGAAGTTCCGGTGATACGTGTTTCAAATATTGCATTATCTCTAAATTCGTCAGCAATAACTGAAACTCCAACACCTGCGCCTGTAAAACTATAGCTAGCTGTTGTGTAATTTTGTCCAAAATTACTAAATTCTAATGCTAAAATTTTATTTTGAGCCTGTCCTGCAAATACTTCAGCTACTTGCGCTTGTGTTGCCCTATTATTAACAACAGGAGTTAGTGGAATTTCTGTGTTATCATATCCTTCTGCAATAGCACCATATGTACCGTATGAACAATTACCGTTAGTAGCACGTATGCGGCCGCCGGCGTCTGCCAAATAACCAACTGCATTATAGTATGTAAATACAGACACTAATTCTGTTAATGCTCCGGATCCGGTACACCAGCAACCAATACCATCACTTAGTACTTGTGTAAAATCGTTGGCTACAATTGACTTATTTCCGCCATTATGTAGTGTTCCATCAATTTTCATTCCAACACATGCAGTCCCAAATGTAGTAACGTTTTGTACGTATGGCGATTTTCTAAAAATCCAAACTGATGTATCGGTTGGTCCTGTACCTGGATCTAAACTTACATAGGCGCCAGCATTCGGTCTGCTAGTTCTATAAATGTTTGGAGATTGTAATACTCCTGTAATTCCTGACAATGTCATATTTCTAATGCCAGACCCGTTGCGCACATAAAACATGTTAGCTGTTGAGTATCCACCCACAATAAGGATACTATTAAAATTAGCAGGATAGCTAACGGTATATATTCCGGCTCCGCCGGGAGTACCTGAAACTTGCGCTGTAATTTGTGTTGGCAATGTACAAACAGGACTACTAATGTACATACCAATTGAAATTGGATTGCTGCCACTAACCATAGAAGTTACAGTTAGTATTGTACCTGCGCCGCTACTTCCGTTATTAATAGATCCGTTAAAGCTAGAAATTATTGGAGATGGCTGAACTATTGTAGTTCTTAATTCGTCTCCGACCAGTGCTGTGTTTTCTGGCACACTAATAGGAAGTATCTCTTGGTAAGTTCCTGTTTTAATAAAAATTGTAGCTGTCAATCCTTGATTTGCTGGAGGAATGTTTGCGGTAGTTTGATTTGTTAACGCATATATTATAATATTTGTTAAATTTGTAATCAATGCAGATGCACTTGTTTCTGCTGTATAACTAAGATTAATAGTTTGATTAATTACAGAACCTACAACCGATGGTGTTCCTCCTATAAATGTATCAACTACATTACTTAAAAAAGATACGCTACTTGTTGACACAGTAGAAACAGTGTATGTTCCATTATAAGTAGTTGGAATTACTCCACTTACTGTTATAGTTTCGCCTATTGAAAAAAGTTCAGTAATTTGTGTAGCAAACGATATTACAACTTGTGATCCCGATGATGTTATATTTGTTATTGCCAATGATGTTGAAGATACATTATTAAGTGATTGATAGCTTGTTGTCGGGGCTGTGTTACTAATAGCTTTTAATAATAATGATTGTAGATAATTTAAAGCTGCTATAAAATAAGGCATTTCACTTGCTACATTTGCATTAATAAAAGTATTAGTTCCAGGAATAAAATATGCAGCTGCTGAAGCAACTGTTTGACTGTTTCCGCCTCTTCCCATGTCGTAAACAAGTGCATCTACAATATATTCAGCATCACGTTGTGTTTTTTGAGGATCGTATAACGAATTAGTTGTAAAAGGACTTAAATTATTTTTATTTTGATAAATCATCCAGTTATACATTTCTGCTACAGCCCATGCTTTATTGGCTTTTAGCAAATAGTTGGCATTTGTATACAATGTACCAGCAGCAACTTGGGCACAAGCATATGCAATAGTTTTCCATGGAGAATTTATAGTGGTGCCGTTAGTAAGGCTATCAGTTCCTGTAGTATTGGATACATAGTACACACCTGGTACAGCACCAAAGTTAGACCAAGACGGATCTGTTCCTGTTGATTTTAAAACATTGCCGTATGTACCAATTAATAAAGCTGATGCTGGATTAGATGACGCATATACTGGTATGTCTCCAATTGTTAATAATCCATCAAATTCATCGCCTTGCACCAGTGTTTTCCACCATGTACTAGACGAACCAGTATTATTTGGAGTATTTACTACCGACGCAACGTGGCCAAGTACACACTCAAAACTTGTTCCCTTATAAGAAACTACATCACCGATAGCATATCTGGTAGATATTGTCCAAATATTTTTCCAAAATCTACCAGGTACTAGTATAGACCAGTAATCGGTATTTGTTGGCTCCATTATACTCCAATTAGCATCTGCACCTGTGGTTGGTATATTATTTAAGTTACCGCTTGCTTTGCTAATAAAAGTAAAATTGTTATATGTTACTACTGCACCTACTGGATAAGTGGTTGAAGAGACCCATGGTCCTGATGTTGCACTAGAATCAGCTGTTGCAACATATAGATAACCATTTCTTCTTACCAACGATCCAACTTTATAAGATATTGTGTTAGACCATTCACCTTGTACATTATATTGTTGTGTTAATAATAACCAATTGGCACTACTAGTGCTTGGTATATTTCCTGTATTGTTTGATATTTTGCTTGTATAAGTGTAACCGCCGTAACGTACTACATCGCCTAATTGATAGGTAGTTCCTATGACCCATGCATTTACAAATTCTTGGCCTGGAGTATATAGTGTCCAGTTTGAAGGATTAAATGTAGATGTTGATACATGATATGTACTGCAAATCCAAGCATTGGCACCATATGTAATTACGTCATTTGCTTTATAACGATAACTTGATCCGTTGTAAGTTGACAAATATTGAATACCGTTGTGTACTACTGTCCACTTGCTTAAATCATTTTCAAGACCTAAATATGTGGGTGTTGTGTAGGTAGCACTAGTATGCCCAGTAGTACAACGATATAGTATACCACCGTAACGTACTAAATCGTTAGCCTTATATGATGTTGTTGGAGTCCAGTCTGTTTTCCAATCATCTGAAACACTAAATGTTGCCCATGATGATAAATTTAATTCTAAGCCGCCTGATGGAGGTAATGCTGTTGCAGCACTGATATGTGCTGTTGTACAAATGTACAAGGTACCTCCGTAGCGTACTACATCTTTGACTTTGTATTGCGTACTAACAGTCCAAACAGATTTCCAAGATTCTGTAATTGCATATGCTGTCCATGAACTTTGATTAGCTTCAAGGCCGCCTGCGGATGCTAGCGAAGCTGAGCTTGCACTAGTATGATTTGTTGAACATATATAAACTATTCCACCGTAATTTACTATATCACCTGTTGAGTATATGGTGTTAGTGGTCCATGTATTTTTCCATGTATATCCATCAAACCATAGACTCCAATATGCACTGGCAAGGTCTGTATTAAAATTAGAAGTTGCAGTATTACCAATTAGACAAACATAACTTTTTCCGCCGTACTGTACAATATCATCTTTAGTATAAGATGTAGATGCAACCCATGGGCCTTTCCATGTAAATCTAATTCTGCTTATTTGAAATTCAGTCATTGTTTATCTCTTGTTAATTAGTAGTTTTATACACCTGTTGGGTATGAATATGCTTGATTAACTCTAGCTACAAATTGCCCAGTAGTTTGATCTAAATAATAGTTAATATTGGCGTCAGCCCATCGATATTGTTCGTAATTTAAATTACCAAATACTAAATTATGATTAACATCTCTGCCTTCAAAAAAATCCACGCCTTCAGCAAATTGTATAAAATTATTTGCAGAATCACCTGCATTGTTAATTGTTACAGAATCGCTTCCTTGGATCATATCAACTTTTTGAATGTATAAATCGCCTGCGTCAGTTCTACGCAAACCGTAAAAGTATCGAGGTGTTCCACCTAATAGTCCACTTGAATTATCTTGTCCAATATAGCTCATAATTTTATTCCTTAACTAATCTCTACCCAGCTCATTACTACATCTAAACTATTATCTGTATTAGCTGTCATAACAACAGCCGTACTAGCTGCTAATATTAATTTTTCGCCACCGTTGATAACTCTTAAACTTTGATAAGGAGGTACTATAATATTGCGCAAGTAATATGCTGTAGTTGCAACACCAAATCCGCCACCATTTGGATCAGTAAGTTTTATGCTAATTGTTACAGGATCAGCTGTTATGTTTGTAACGCTCATACCAATAATAGTAGTCGTGGCTGATGCATTTGATGTTAACACCGTAGTAGGTGTTGTACCTAAATTTGCCGCTAATACATTTTTAAAAACTGATGTCATTATTCTTTATCCAAATGTTAAAACTGTTGCAATTCCAATATCAGATGCTGCACTACTAGTTATGCCTCCGTTATTTCCCGCAACACTAGCCCATGCAGCACCGTTATAAACTTCTACTCCTTGACTCACGGTATTAAATCGAATCATACCAATCTCATCTAAGATAAGCGGAGGTCTATTAGCATTATCTCCGACCGGTATAACTAAACCATACGATCCACCAAATTTATAATACCCGTTGCCAGTTGAAACAAAATTAGTAACAGCACCTATTACAGTGTTTGTAATATTATTATTACTAAAAGCTAAATTACTTAAAACTACGTTTCCGGCACCGTTAGGCGTTAAATTAATATCGGTGTCAGTTGTATATGTACTTATCGTATTTCCAGTGATTTCTAAATCCGAAGTTTTTAAATCGGATGTGGCAACAGAAGTACTGTTAATACTACTAGAATTAACTGTATCTACGTATACATTTTTCCAAGTTAGACTTGCTGATCCTAGACTATAAGTGTTATTTGCACTGGGTAAAATATCGCTGTTAACTTCAGCATCAAATGTTACAGTATCGGTAGATTGGTTACCCAACTGAATATTACCGCTAGATCCGCCATCTGCTGTAATATTACCGGTTACATGTAAATCGCCAGTTATTAAAGTATTAGAATTTAAATTTACAAACCCAGTGCCACTAGGACTAATGTTTATATCAGTATTTGTACCAGTACTACTAATATTATTTGTAGCAATATTTAAATTGCCCACACTAATCTTACCTTGATAAACTACGGCATTCGTACCGCTAGGAGTAAGATTAATTGTGTTATTAGAACTACTTAGAGTATTACCACTAAAGGTAAAAGTGGCTAGTTTAGCATTTGTTGTTGCTATTAAATTGGTAGTACGGATCGTGCCATTGACATCTAAATCGTATTGTGGCGAAGCTGTGTTAATACCGACACGGCTATTATTAACATCTAAGTAAAGAAGGCTCGTCTCAAAAGCTAAATCTACTCCGTCGCGAAGCAAATTGTCTTTTAAGAGCGGACCCGAAATTCGACCAACAGCCATTTACGCTCCCGTATACCCCGTGTTTCACGGTTAACCTAGTTTGAGATCACTCTCGCATCCTTTCGGCTCTTTGTCGGTTTACCACAGTTGAATATCGTAGAACTTTGGTCAAGCTCTACAGTAATAGTATTTATAGGATTTTGGTTATAATCCTAGCATAAGGGTATAAATTAGTACTTCCTCTGAGTAAGTCGTTTGATTAGCAATATTTTGAGGAGGACCTTGCCAGCTGATCCAGCCGTTATCTGTTGTGTATACTTGTCCAGTACTAAGTGTCGGATTAAAACGTATAGTTCCAATTTCAGGAATATAATTTGTAGCATCGCCTAGTGGAATTACTACCGCACCAATATCGCCCGTTGTAAATTTATAAAGACCTTTTATAGGTAGATTAGAAGATTGTGAAAATGTGAATACAGTTCCTGATGTATTATTAACTGTATTATCTTTAAATGTTAAAAAATTATTTAAATTTACTACGCCAGATCCGTTAGGACTAAACACAACTGAACTATCAGGAGTTTTATTATAGATTGTATTGTTTTGAATTAATAAAGATCCTGCTGTGATATTATTACTAGATACATTAGTTGTTTGTGTGAGTGTAGCAAGCACTGTATTAGAATATAATCTTAACCAGTTGTTTGTATTGGAACCTAAACTATAACCTTCACCTGATAGTGTGTTACCATCTTCTGATGGTAAAATATCACTATTAACTTCTGCTCCAAATGTTACAGTATCTGTATTGCTGTCACCTAGAGTAATATTTCCGTCAAATGTAATATTTCCAGTAACTCCTAAAGTTCCTGATATTAAAGTATTTGAGTTTAAGTTTATACTACCGGTTGCTGTAAAATTAATATCGTCGCTTGTAAACGTACTTTGTATATAGGTTGTATTAAAATTTAAATTAGCAGTACTTAATGTCGGAACAACAATTGTAGGGTCGCTAGACTGGTCAGGAGATATAGTAATTGACCCAGTTGTAGCACTTATAGTGTTAGTATTGACAACAAAGTTGGCAAAATCAGCTTCGGTATCAATTCGTACTGTTGGGGCATTCGTGGTACTGTTTACAAAAAGATCAGTTGTAGGAGAGTTAAAATTAATACCAATGCGATTATTGGTAACATCAAAATATAAAAGATTTGTTTCAAATGCGAGATCAATTCCGTTACGCTTTAGATTATCTGCTAATAACGGACCGCTTATTCTACCTAGTTCTCGCCCCATGGTAGACTCCTTGTATTACTGGTCAAAACCATGTAATACAGTAACAACTTTTCCTAGTGGAACTGGACTACTGAAGAATATATAATATCCTGCTGTGTATGCTCCTGGATGATGTATGGTGGGCGCTGGGTTTTGTACTATTGTATAGTTTGTTACGCTTATTTGAATAACAGTTTCAACAATAACTAAAATATTTTTAGCCATTTGTACCATGTCCCAAGTCATATCGCTTTGTGTACTTGCATATGAAATAGGGGACGGATTTAGTGGGCCAAAATAAACTTCAACAGCGTCACCTGTACCAATCGTTTGTTGTGTAATTAAACCAGGTTCTTTAAATCTTAAACTTCTCCAAGTTCCGCTTTGATATACTTGTACTTGATTATGGTCAACATTATAACGCATCATTCCATTTACTGGATTGCCTGGAATTTGTGCATCTGTGCCTTGCGGTAATACTAGACTACCAGAGTTTCTAGGATTAACATAGACATTGGCATCGGCCGCATCTGAGTATACCGTTGTACTTTGCGGAATTCTACGATTTATATTTTGACGCTTGAGATATCGCATGTTATACTGGAATCCAACTTACTAGTACAGTTAGCATATTTGACACGTTACTAGAAACTACCAGTGTGTCGTTATTGCCAAATACTAATTTTTCTTGATCAAAACTTACAGTTTCACCACTTGGCACAGCCAGTGCGTTGACAATTTGATTGCTTGTACTTGGAGATCCAACTGCTCCTGCAGCATTGGGCACAGCCCACATGCTTATTACAGCGGTATCATCATTGCCAGTATTGCAAATCATAATACATGTAATGGCATTTCCAGTGATTGGAGCAACCGTTACTCCTGTAAATGCTGTATAAGATGTACTACTAGTTGTTATTCTTGTTGTTGAAATTGCCATTATATTTCCTTATAGTAAAATACTTAGTGCTACTGCACGTCTTCTACTAATTAATTCGTCCGGCGTCTGCGCGGCTTGATTATTTGTAAAGTACAAACCTGTGCCGCCAGCACCTACAGTACTACTAGAATATAATTTTGTATTGCCTGACGAATAAGCAGGTGTGTTCCAAGTCTGATCATCCAATGCTAAGACAGTAGCAATTTCTACAGAGTATCCAGATGATGTTGTCAGTACAAGATTATGTGCTCCAGTATTTGTAATTGTATTTTGATAAGCGTTTATATTATCAATAGACAAGCCGCCTGCATCTAACCTAGCACGAGTTAATTGAGAGATTTGAAATACAATACTGGATCCAAAAGCTTCAATACTACTTGTTGAACTACCAATTCCTCCAGAAATAGGAAAATAAATTCTATCTACAGTGGCCACTCCGCCGCTAGCTGCAACATAGTTATACAAATATTTTCTGTTAATAAGATCGTTATCATTATTAACATTGTTTTCATAGCCGCCACTAGCATTTGCTACTCGTATCACATTAGTAGAATTTTGCATGTCAAATACAAAATCAGTTGTACCCGAGTTAGCAATGCTAGCTACTTGTAGTCCGCTTAGTTTGCCATCGGCGGTTCGCATGACAAAAGTACCGTTGACAGTTGTTGAAGTTATTGGATCATAGTGTGGCACTTGCTCACTAAAAATAACCTGAGCTGCACTATAAGATCCTCGTAAAATTTCAACACCGGATATGTATGCATTAGCTACACTAATACCGTTTCCAGTTTGTCCTACATTTAATTGTAAAATGTTATCTCTAATTTGTGTATTTTGAGTTTCAATATAGGAATTCGTGCCTTTAACATCAAGATTACCTAAAATAGTAACTGTACCATATTTAAGAGTAGTGGTGTTCCACTGCGTGTCTAAAATAATGTTGCCATTAGGTTGAACACGCAGTATATAATCACCATCACTAACATTTACGACTTTTGTCATTCTTTATCCTTAAGTTGGGGACCAGAGTCCCCGTTCCTAATTAAGCGTTTTCAATAATCACACGACCATTTGCTGTTGAATCAAATGTCCAAGGAGCAGTTGTACCGTTATCAAAAATCTGTGTTCCAGATTTATAAACTAAAGTTGCCTTGTGAGCTGTTAGTTTTGTTACATAGTATGTAGACGCATTTGATGCCGTAGCAACAATGTATGCTCCTGCTGGGGCTGGAGTATCGTCTGTGCCTAATGCACAAATCTTGATGCCGTCAGCTGTTTTAACTTTGTATCGACGACCTGAAACTTGACGAATGATGTCGCCAACTTTGGCTGTTGTGCCACCGCCGCTTGTATTAGCGTAGATAACGATTGCGTTTTCTTGATTAGTAGCTGAACCAACTAGGCCGCTGTCTGTTGTTAAGACTGCTGTTGCACTTGCATTAGTTGGAGTTGCCGCTGGGTCAAATACCAATGCCGCATCTGCTGGAGTAGTATAACCAGAACCGCGGGTTAAAACTGTTACGCTTAACAATCCGTAAGTTAAATCTAATGTTAATCCTGTTGCGCTAACTGTGTTAGTTGTAGCTAGTGGTGTTGCTGTAAATGTTGAATAGCTGCCAGCAGTTGATAGTGTTACTGTAGCTACTACACCTGCAGGTGCTGTACCACTACGTGTTGTAAATGTCAAACCAGTTGTAGCTCCAGCAGTTGTTGCGCCAAGATTATTAGTACCAGCAACGGCATTAGCAAACGTGTCTGTTAGTGTGAATGCGGTAGCGGTTGGTGCTGGGCTAGCAGAAACATAGTATGTTG